CTACGAGCGGGACGACGCCAGTCTATCCATGGACCAATGGCTATCTTTATCCCACCGACTGCGTGCGCATCCGTTCCGTGGTGCCAGCAACATGGGATGCCAATGATCCGCAGCCGGTGCGCTGGAGCGAAGGGGTGCAGACCATTGGTGGCGTCGCAACCCGTGTCATCTTCTGCGACGTAGCGACGGCGAGCCTGACCTACTCCACCAATGCCGTCACGGAAGACGACTGGGACTCGATGTTTCAGGAAGCGATGGTGCGGCTTCTGGGATCGGAACTCGCAATGGCGCTGGGCGGCCGGCCGGATTTCTCGCGCGTCAAGTTGGGTGAGGCCGGGCAGATCATGGCTTCCGGAGCCGATAAGGATTCCTGATGACGGCTGTCGAGGACCTTTGCAACGAAGCCCTGCGGCGTATCAGCTACCCAACGCCGATCGGCTCCATCATGGAAGGTTCGCGGGCCGCGCGGGTTGCGGTCGAACTGTATGCACAGACGCGGGACGATCTGTTGCGCGGGTCAGACTGGGATTTTGCGCGCCAGGCCATGACTCTGACGCTACTGAAAACCGCACCCGTAGGCGGTTACAGCGCGGCGGCATGGACGACTGCATATCCCCCGGTGCCCTGGATTTACGAGTATGCCTATCCTGCGGGTTGCCTGGAGATCAGATCAGTTCGGCCCACGCCGATTGTCATTCCCGAGTTCGACCCGCAGCCGAACATCTTCGTGCTTGGCTTTGATGCCAGTCTGGGTAGTCCGAGCCGAGTAGTGCTGACCAATCTTGCGGCGGCGCAGGCGGTCTATACCGGCGCTGTCACTGATCCAAACCAGTGGAATTCGTCGTTTCAGGAGGCGCTTGTGGAAGCACTCGGGCGTCGTTTCCAAGAGGCGCTAAATCCGAACCCGAACATGGCGCAGCAACGTGGCCTTGAGGAGCGTGCCACGGAAGCCGAAGCGCCGATGAGGCGCGGCTGATGCTCCCGGCCGATGTCGCAAACAGGGCCTTGGACGCGGTCGGTGTCGAGCCAATCGGCGACCTACAGGAAGGCACGCGGCAGGCCCAGGTCGTATTGCGCACGTACGGTGCATCGCTACGGCAGCTTCTCAGAGCCGCACATTGGAACTTCGCCCGTTCGCGTCGCCCACTGGCGCTGCTGAACGACGCGACAGGCCAGACCACCCAGGAGCAGGGAGCCGCAGGAGGCCCCACTACCGTGGGCACCGGGACGCCGGGGATGAGGCCATGGCTCTATGAGTATGCATGGCCTGTGGATTGCGTGAAGGCGCGCTGGGTGCCGGCCTCGCGGTTCCCGACCAGTCCCGGTCCGGCGCCGGGGAATATCTCGCTGCCCTCCACGCCGCAGACCACCGCCGCGTCGCAATTCCTCTGCATGCGCGAGTTGCCGACGCGCTTCCTAGTGACGAATGACGTAATTCCCAACCTGATCGGCGTGCCTGAAACCTGGGATGACGTGCCGCAGACCGCGCAGACGATGGGACAGGCGCTGACCAACCAGACGGTTGTTCTCTCCAATCAGCCCTGCGCGCATCTCGTCTACACGGCGCTGATGACCTACCCCGACCAGTGGGACCCGCTGTTCACCGAAGCATTCGTGGCGCTCCTTGCATCCAGGGTAGCGCTGCGGCTCGTACCAGATCCAAAGCAGCGGATCGCCATTCGAGATGAGCAGATCAAGATCGCGCAAATGGCGTTATCTCAGGCGCGCGTGAGCGATGGCGACGAAGGATGGGAGACGACCGACAACGCGCCGGACTGGCTGCGGGTGCGGAGTCGCGGTGGCGCCTGGGGTTCAGGAAGCTGGGCCGGTGTCGGCGATCTCGGTGTGCTGGGCTACGGCTGGGATTCCATCGCCTTCGGGAACGGATCGGCGTACTGAATGTCCGTACCGTCGATCCAACCCTCCTTCTCTGCCGGAGAGATCGCGCCCGCGCTCTATGGCCGCGTTGATCTCGCAAAGTACCATGTGGCCGCCACCACGCTGCGGAACTGCTTTGTCTCGTATCGTGGGGGCGCCTACTCGCGGGCCGGGATGCGATATGTGCTGCGGGCAAAACAGGCGTGGTCGCTTACATCCAGTCCGCCTCGTGCCATCCCCTACCAGTTCAGTCTGACCCAAGGATATGCCTTGGAGTTCGGCGATCACTACATGCGTGTCCATTTCCAGGGCGCGCCGGTATCAGAGTCACCGCTGGCGATAACGAATATCACCCAAGCCAACCCGGCAGTGGTGACGGTTTCGGTCAGCGGCGCCCTGACTGCCACGGCGAACATCAGCGGTGTCACGCGCTCCTACGCGCCGGCCGATCAGGTGACGCTGGCCGGCGGTGTCGGCCCGACTCCGGCTGTGTTGTCGGTAACGAACACTGAAATTTTCGGGCTGTTCGCTTCCAACGCAGGTGTCGGAGTGTATGCGCCGGCCGATACGATCCATTTGACAGGCGGCACGCAGACAACGCCTGCGGTTTTGTCTGTCGTCACTACTTTTGTCACAGCGGCGGCAATTGCCAGCGCGGGCAGCGGCGGGACAAACGGATCGCAGACTGTCACCGGGACTACGGGCACAGGCACCAAGTTCCAGGCCAAGGTGACCGTCACGGGCGGCGCGATTGCCAGTGTGGATTTGATCTTGGTATCGGGCCTCTACAGCATCAATCCGACTGTCCCGTCCGCTGAGCCTGTGACGGGCGCGGGTCTGACCGGTGCGACGTTGAACCTTTCCTTGGGGGTAGCCGGGTTCGCTATTTCCAACGCAGGGGTTTTCACGGCCAATCCGCCGGGAGGAACCTTCACCCAAGCCTCTACGTCTGGCTCCGGAACGGGCGCGGCCTTTGCCGGTGCCATCATGGCGCCGCATGCAATGGGGGTTGTGACCCCGGGTGTCTACTCGACGTTCCCGACCAATCCTGTATCGCAGGCATCAACCACGGGTTCCGGTCTGGGCGCGACGTATAACCTGACCTCGTCAACCTCGACCGGTTTCAATGATGGGGACTGGGTAACGGCGGCTGATGTCAGCGGCATGACTGAGGTCAACGGCAATACCTACATCGTTGCCGGATCATCGGGCGCGACGTTTCAGTTGCATGACCTGAACGGCAACCCAGTCGATTCCACCGGGTTCAACGCCTACACCGGCAACGGGCAGGCAGCGCGCATATTCACGCTGGCGATGCCCTATGCGGCATCCGATTTGCCGCTGCTCAAATACACGCAATCGGCGGATGTGATGACATTCACACATCCATCCTATCCGCCATATGATCTCGCGCGCATCTCAGCCACCAATTGGACGATGACGCAATCTGCCTTCGGCACAACGGTCAGCGCGCCGTCATCGGTTTCGATCGTTGCCACAGTCACCCCGAACCCAAGTTCGTCGCCCCCCACGCTGCCTGCGGCCTATGCCCAGGTAGTGACTGCGGTCGATGCGAAGGGACAGGAGAGTATCGCCTCTCCGGTGGGCAACGTGACGGATTCGGTCGATATTTCCGTCACGGCCGGATCACTGGTTACGACCTGGATTCCGGTCCAGGGCGCCGTGACATACAATATCTATCAAGCCCAGACCTCATACAACACGAAGACCGGCGACACGGGGAATGCGTTGCCGGTGCCGCCGGGCGCATTGTTCGGCTATATCGGCACGAGCTACGGCGCATCCTTTGTCAACAGCAACATCACGCCGGACTTTACGCAGGTCCCGCCGCTGCATGAGAACCCGCTTGCGCCGGGGAAGATTCTCGCGGTTCCCATCACTTCGACAGGAACGGGCTACACCACGGCGGCGATCGCGATCACCACGTCAACCGGATCTGGCTTCGTGGGTGTGCCTGTCTTCAATAGCGGCGCCCTGGTCGCAATCATCGTGCAGAATGGTGGCGCAAATTACGCAGCCACGGATACTGTCACGATCACGGGCGATGGCACCGGAGCGGCAGCGGTTCTGAGTGTTGGCCCGCAGACCGGGACCTATCCAAGTGTGGTCGCCTATTTCCAGCAACGGCGCGTGTACGCCGGAAGCCTGAATCAACCCGACACCTACTGGATGTCTCAGCCCGGACAGTTCCTGAATTTTGACTCCCGTGTACCGGTGAGCGATTCGGACGCGATCACAGGAACGCCGTGGTCGCAGCAGGTGAACGGCATCCAATGGATGATCCCAATGCCGGGGGGTCTGGTTGTTCTCACGGGCCTCGGCGCATGGCAGGTCACGGGTGCCGGTGGCAGCGCGCTGAACCCGGTAGCGATCACACCCTCAAGCCAGCAGGCCCAGCCACAAACATTCAACGGTGCGTCGCAAATCGTGCCGCCCTTCGTGGTCAATTACGATATCATCTACGTGCAGGCCAAAGGCGCGATAGTTCGCGATCTCGGCTATACGATCTGGCTGAACAACTACACCGGGAACGATCTCACCCTGATTTCCGGGCAGTTGTTCAGCGACTTCACGTTGCTGGATGCGGCTTGGTGCGAAGAACCCTACAAGATCGGCTGGTTCGTCCGCAGCGACGGCGCGGCGCTCTCTCTTACTTATGAAAAGGCGCAAGAACTCTACGGCTGGGCACGGCATGATACGAACGGGAAATTTCTTTCGGTCTGCTCTGTGACAGAGCCGCCGGTCGATGCGCTTTACATGGTGACGGAACGCTATCCGACTACGGGCGGTGCGTACTATATCGAGCGGATGGATGACCGACTTTGGTCAACAATCGAGAATTGCTGGTGTGTTGATGCCGGCCTGTCCTATCCGATGCCCGCGCCCAATGCGGTCCTGTCGATCACGGGTACGACCGGATTTGTCACCCTAATAGCTTCCGCCCCCGTTTTTTCTCGGGCCAATGTTGGCGACGTGGTGCGGGCTGGCGGCGCGATCCTGACCATCACGGGGTTTGCCACAACAACGCAGGTTTCCGCGCAGGTGGTGACGCCGTTCACCGCGTTGATCCCCGGGGCCGTACCTGCCGCTGTTTATTCGCAGCCTGCCGGTTCGTGGACCATGACGCATCCGACAACCGTTGTGAGCGGCCTATCGCATCTGGTCGGCTTGACGGTGACCGGCACAGCCGATGGCGTGGCGATCCCGCCGCAGGTTGTCGGCGCCGATGGCACGGTCACTCTTGATGCCCCGGCGACGGCTATCACGGTTGGCTTGCCGTTCCAGGCCCAAGCACAAAGCACCGACCTCGACGGCGGTTCCCCGACGATCCAGGGGCGCCGTAAGACGGTGACAGGCGTCACGGTGCGCGTCGAGGCGAGCAAGGGCTTGAAGGTGGGCACGAATCAGCCGGACGGCGCCGCGCAAAGTCCGCCGCTCCTGGCGCCCCCGTGGACCGGACTGATGATCGACCCGGACCTCGGCACGACCTACACGACGCCGGGTGGTCAGACCGCGCAGAACCTCTACACGGGCGATCTGCGTACGAATGTCGGCGCGAACTGGGCCAAGCCGGGTCAGGTGGCGGTGCAGCAGGACAACCCCTTCCCGATGAATATTACCGCCTTCATTCCCGAGACGCTGGAGGGCGATACGCCGGAAGAAGGGTATGCGCCGCAGCAGTTGGCGCGCGACCCACGCCAGACCCCGAGAGGGCCTGGGCTATGGATGTTGTCATGAGGATCGAGATCGTGCCTCTGACGTTCGCTCATCTGCGGATCATGGCGCGCACCATGCGGACCGATGACCGGGCCGAGATCGAGGGGCTGGGACAGGTGGTACGGCATGTGCTGCATCGACTGTTCCGAAACAGCACGCATTGCGGCGCGGCCCGGGTGGATGGAGAGCTTGCCGCGGTGTGGGGATGCGAGGGTGAACTTGTGTCCTCAGTCGGTATGCCATGGTTGTTCACGGCACCTGCGGTTGAGCGGGTGCCCGTTGGCTTCTTCAAGACAGCACGACGACAGGTGGCGTTGATGCTTCGCACGCGCCGCATGCTGATGACGGATGTGCTGGCAACATATGAACGCTCGCTGCGGTTCTTTTCCATAATGGGATTCGAGATCGAAGAACCGCGTCCGGCGGGACCGCACGGTCTGCTGTACCGACGCATCCGACTGGAGCGCGTCTGATGGGACTGGCAACGGCCGCCATCGCGGTTGGTATCGCGGGGGCTGCCGCATCGGCTGTCGGCACGATTTCGTCCGGCATCGCGCAGCACAACGCGATGAACTATCAGGCGCAGATCGCACGGAACAACCAGACCATTGCCTATCAGAACGCCGAGACGGCGGCTCAGCGCGGCTCGCAGGAGGCCGCGAACAAGAGCATGCAGGAGCGCCAAAGATCGGCGGCGGTCACGTCCTCCATAGCGGCTAACAATGTGGACGTGAATTCCGGCTCGGCGCTCGATACCCGCACAACGCAGCGCGAGATCGGAGAATTGGATACTGAGACCGTGGCCCACAACGCGGCGCTGGAGACCTACGGCTATCGGACTCAAGCAACTAACTTCGGCGCGCAGGCTGGGTTGGATAAGGCAGAGGCGTCCTCGGCGATTCCGGCTGCGGCGATCGGGGCTGCTGGGGGGCTGGCGTCGAGCGCGTCGAGTCTTGGGCTGCAATGGGCCAAATTGCAGAACGTGGG